ATGATTCCATAGATTCCGTTTGATTCTACCTTCTGTTTTTTGCCGTCAATCCATATCTCTAAACCATTAAAACGTCTTGGGCTAAGGTGGAACTCAAGTGCTTCTCTGGCATCGCTGATATAGTCGAAGTATTCGATACTCTCTGATCCGTCACGCCATTGCATTGTGAGCGCATATTGACTGAGCTTAGAGGTGAAGTCGGTTGTGGTTTCCCATCCGTGTTTTACTGTAATTTCCATAGTGTGTGTTGGTTGGTTAGATGTCAGTACCCTCTATACCTAGCGAGATACTGGCTGTGTAAAGATTGTCTTGCTGTAGGATCGCCCGATACTCATCGCGGGCGTTTTCTAGGCTATCAAAGACTTCATAGTGGTCTGCATAGGTGTCGCCCTCCCGTATGGTATAGGCAAGTATGTAAGATTTGTGCGTCATGTGATTAATTGGATTGAAGGATTTCTACTACCCAAGCGAGACCGTAGCTTGCGCCCGTGCCTAACTTGTAAAGCAATTCTGTTTCCGCTTGCTTGCGGGTTTCGTATCTTTCGGGAAACAATTTCCCGTCATATTTTTTAATAGCGTATTGAGTCATTTTATTCATCTATTTCCTTAGTCATATAGTGATGGATAGCCACAACCGTAATGGCTACCGCGATGGTATTGATTAATAATTCCATACAGGAAAACAAATGCCTCCGGCATGAGGGCGCAATACTTTTCTTCACAATCTTTTCACTTTGCGCTTGAAAGCCCGGCATGGATGCGCAATCTTTGAACCGTCAATTCTGACAATTCATTAACTATATACCAAAATTACCATGCAAATCAGCAAATTCAATAAGATCGACAAGTGCGTTTCCAAAGATTCAACCCGTCACGTTTTAACAAACCCGTACCTCATTTGCGACCGCGATGCCATGCCATTACCGCCCGTAAAGGATAAAGCGCAACTGGTAGCAACAGACGGTAAAAAGATGGTCGTATTACACGTCGATTCCACCCATCTAGACAAGAGTTGCAATAAGGTAGACAACACGTCGGGTATGGTTCCTGTCGACGCGATCAAGACAGCGCAACGCGATAAGTTAGCAACGGGCGTTTTGGGCGCAAATGGCAATGTTACCTTGCCAAGCGGTCAAACTTTCACCCGCGAAGAGTATACCTTTCCAAATGTCAAAGCTGTCTTTAATTCATCCCGCGATGAAACCAAAGTTCGCATCGGTTTGAATGCCAAGTTTCTTTATGAGATGGCGCAAGCTTTGGGTAGTGATGAAGTAGTACTAGACATTACCGATCCAAGCCAAGGCATCCATGTTGCGCCCAACAATTCCAAAGGTAATGACGGGCGCGGAATCTTGATGCCTGTACGGTGTCAATAAACCGTTACCAGGTGTACCAAAACAAGCCCGCCACATGGCGGGTTTTTTTATTTGCATTTATTCACCGTTTTCCCGATATTCCCGCAATCGGGTAATTCCGCCCGTGTTACTATATCAAAATTATGTCATACGATTACTTGAAAAATTACCATGCAATCCGTGTGCGCTACCTTGGCGCAACTAATACCTTGGGCGCACGCGTCAAACTAGTAAGCGGGCGATTTGACCGCGACGCTGTCACCGTCGATCGGGATTACGAATCCCGCGACAGTTTACACGACGCTTACAAATGGCTGGTAGACCACGGGTTTACCGTCATCGGACAAGCGGAGTTAGACGACAACAGCGGTCTACTGCTTGTTGCGGAGTTTGAACAGTTGCGCGAGATTGAAAAATTGCGCCGTCGTGCCGGAGTGGGCGCAAACGGTTCCAAAAACCGCGACAATCATGACGCCATACGTCGCGAGCTTGGGCGCAAACTTCTACCAGCGGGTTTTTAGTCATGTCTTGGGTATACTTCATTTCCCGTTGCTTGGATCATACCGTGGATCCGCATATTGCGCTTGAGTTTGCCGAGATTCGACAAGCTGTGCGCATGAATGACAAGGATGCGCTTGAGCGCTGTCTACAGAATTGCATCTAGCAAACCGATAGCAAACGGTAACAAGCCCGCTTTCGAGCGGGTTTTTTTTGTGCCCGTCGGCACCGTAAACCCGCAAATGTACCTGACACCGTCGCGCAACCATCATCCCCGACACCGTATACCGCAAACAAACCGCCCGAAAACGTCTTTAAACCGTAGTACATATACCTTAGACCGCATGAAGGATCCAAAACCGCTTGAATACTGAAAAAATGGAATGCCTGGTCAACGCCTGGTCAATGCCTGGTCAAACTTTGCGACCTCATAAGCCCGTCAGATATATCCTAAGCAAAAGAAGAAAAGCTTTATCGCGCATGAAGCAAACCGCCTAAATGCCGGCATGGATTAAAAGCCTGTGGAAGCATATGAAGTATTGACCCTATGATCTGGACTGCTAACTAGTGAACAAATGTGCAGTAGTGAACATATGTACACGGGTGGGGGCGGTCAGCTTTATTTTTTTTCTTTAAATTTGCTATACATAAGTACCCCTATAAAAAAGTGAGGACTTTACGGGGCTATTGACAGAATGTCAAGTATATGGTAGGGTGCTTTCTATGATTCATTTGAATGGTTATGATGGTAGTGAGGATGAGGTAGCTTTTGCGTACGTAGCGGATAAGGGAGAGTATCTAGTGGGTCAGGGTATACTGAAGAAGGTACAGGAGAGTACGAATGCAGAGGATTGCAGGGAGTATATTTGCGCGTACGTGGAGTTATGTAATATGTTAATGGCTAGGACTGTATACGTGGAGGCTACACAGGGATGAAGGAGTTAGCGTTGCGGGATAATGATGCGCTTAGTTTGCGCGTAGAGAAGGATCTGAAGGTTGTTTTGCAGGACGTACAGGGGTACTCCTCCATGCGGGACTTGGCTCATACAAAGCCGGAGACGTGGCTGGAGATCGCTGGATTGTTATGCAAGGGGGTAAGCCCCAGTAGGATATACAAGGACTACGGTGGGAACTACTACACGATTAGGAAGATACAGGCTCAGTTGGCGGAGTCCCCGGTTGCTGGGGATTTGAAGAGGGAGTTATGTACTCATTTGGTGGAGAACTTGCAGTACAACGCGGAGATTGCCCCGAAGTTGAACGACGCTATCCTGGAGAAGCTGGAGGCGGGCGAAGCGAGTACCATTGCTCTACCGGACTTGATTAAAGCCAAGCGGGAGTTAGGAGTGGATAACAAACTGGCTAATGAGACTATATCTCGTTTGCGTGGGGACAACGTACAGAAGATTGAGGTAACGCACAAGAACTACAACAAGGATGATTATCTGGCGGATTTAAAGCGCGTGGATGAGTTATCCGAGGAGGTTATTGATATTGAGGACTAAGCCAAAGAGAATATACCACCTTGGTATGGATCAGTACGGGGACGTACTGGAGATTGTAGATGGGTGGGTGACGGTACGCATGGACGGTGAGGTAGGTACTAGGGTGTACGAACCCGATGCCCCGTATATTATGGTGTTCATGGATAAGGAAGATAAGGATGTCTAATATTACACCGCATCCCATTCTGAGAGTACCGACCCGTGAGCAGTTGGAGGTACTTGCGCGGAAGGATGGGATAGAAGCGGTAGGTAAGTTGCTAGAGAACCGAGAGGAGGCGATAAAACTAGCGCAGGATGACCCACTGAACCACGGGTTCGAGCTAGATGGCTGGAAGCACGCTGACAAGTTCCTGGAGACGGTGGATACTGTTTTTGTGAGCGGTGGTAACCGTAGCTCCAAGACGGAGTACGGAGCCAGGAGCGTAGTCCAAGCGGCCTTACAGAACCCCAATGCTGAGATTGTATGCTTCGCGCAGGACAACGATGCCTCCATTCGGGTGCAACAGCGGGCTGTTTACCGATATTTACCTCCAGAACTCAAGCAGAAGTCCAAATCCACGGTTGAGTACCTCAATTATACGGTCAAAAACGGTTTTACGGGAGGTAGTTTCATTCTACCCAACGGAAGTACGGTATATTTCCATACATATTCACAGTTCCAGGCCAATAGAAGTAAGTTCGAGGGTCTAGAGATTGGTAGTAGTACTCCAAAGTGGCATAATATCGGGTTGTGGTTGGATGAATACCTGGAGGACGGTGATTTGGTCAATACAATGCGCTTCAGATTGGCTACAAGGGACTCCAAGATGCTTTTGACCTTTACACCCATTGACGGGTATACGCCCTTTGTAGCGGAGTTCCTGAAGAATTGCGAAACCTACCACTCCAGGGAAGCCGAGATGCTGGATGGGGAGACTGTACCCTATGTACAGTACAGTCACAATAAGGATGCCGGGATTGTGTTCTTTCATTCCCAGTTGAACCCATTCGGCGGGTACAAGCGTATCCGCAAGGAATTGAGGAACAGTTCCAGGGAGGAGATCATGACACGGGCTTACGGTATTCCGGTGAAGTCCATGAATACCCTGTTTCCGCAGTTTTCGACTGGTGTCCATGTTATTTCCGAACTACCTAAGATTACGCCCCAAACGCATACAGTGTACCAGGTGGTTGACCCCGCTGGAGCTAGGAACTATGTTGCGATCTGGGCAGCGGTGGATTCCAAGGGACACGTCACTGTACTAAGAGAGTGGCCGGATAGAGATACCTTTGGTCCCTGGGCTGAAGTAGGTGTAGGTGGCGGAGGCAAGGAGGTACGATGGAAGTTCTCGGACGCATCCAAAAAGCTGGGCTACGATGTACAGGCGTACGTTGATGAATTTGGTTTCATCGAAGAGGACCTGGGAATTGATGTTTTTGAACGCATCGGGGACTCCAGGTATTTTGCACGAGAGAATGAGGACAACCATGACCTGTTTGAGTCCTTTGCGGACAAGGGTATGTTCTTCGTTCCCAGTAGTGGCGTAGAGGTGGACGCAGGTCTAGCTGCACTGGATGAGTGGATGCGGTACAACACCGAAGCGGAGGTAGATGGAGCAAATCGTCCGATTCTACAAATACACGAGTCCTGTAAGAACCTAATATTTAGCATCATTAACTGGAGCAACTCCGGAAAGAAGGATGAACCCCTAAAGGACTTTATTGATTTACTAAGATATTTACGGATGCACAACGACGGACTTGGGCCGGACTTTGTGGATAGCCGCAACTTACAAACAACTACAAGAGGAAGTGGAGGATACTAATGGCAAAGAAAAGACTAACACAACTGGCTAAGGAACTAGATTGTCCCCTGGAGGAATTATACAATCTCGTAATCAACAACCTGAGCGAAGATATGGTTACTGGCTCCGGGAAAGCTATATGGATTAACGAACCCGGACAGATTATACTGGATGACCTAGTACCTATGCCCGTTATTTACAGAGGAGAGGTGCTGAGGGCGTGTCAAAACTCCAGTTATGTGTACACCCGACACCGGGATCGAGGTACTCGTGTACCCGTCAAGATACCCAAAAAGATGGAGGGTAAACTGATAGGCAAGATGATTTACTTCGAGGAAACACGTAATAACGGAGAGCTAAAGTACCACTGGGTAAAAAGGTAGTTGTCGTATATGTTAAAATTATAATTTACGATGCGAGAGGATACTATTTCTGAAGAACTGACTTACGTCGGCAAGACACCTAGCGTCAAAACACTACGCTACGCATACGACCAAACGGTTCTGGAACTGGAGGCGTATTTTGATCTTTGCCGTAATTCCTATGATGACCGCCGCAACTTTTGGCCCGGTAAAAGCCGGGATCTCCGAAAGCACGGTGCGGATGCGTTTCCCTTTGAGGGCGCAGCGGACATGGAGAGTCACGTCATCGACGAACGGATCACGAAACTTGTATCCGCATTTATGGCATCCCTGCGTCGCGCAAATGTCAGTGCCTATCCAGTAGAAGTAGGTGACATCGCCCGAAGTAAGGTAGTTTCTAATTTCATGAAGTGGATGGTGTCCTCCGGGTATATCCCCCGCTTCTACAAGGAGATGGAACTTGGGGCTAACTACCTCCTGGAGCGTGGTATTTTAATTACATATGTAGGCTGGCATCGTGAAGATAGACGATTTATTCAGAAGCTAAACCTGGATCAGATTGCTCAGATTTCCCCGCAACTAGCAGAAGCTATCGTAGATACAGTCAACGAGGAGGATGTTATTTCTTTGTTGATGAGTACATTTGAGGGCGTAACCAAAGCAAAAGCCAAGAAAGCATTACGCACTTTACGCAAAACGGGTGAGGCTGAACTACCTGTTATTCGCCGACAGATTGATGCGCCGGATGTAAAGACACTGGCTCCAGATGGAGACTTCATGTTTCCCCCATATGTAACCGATCCACAGAGAAGTCCATATTGCTTCTGGCGCACTTTTTATACCGCACAAGAACTGGAAAACAAGGTGCTTACCGATGGATGGGACGCTGGCTTCGTGGAGTACGTTATTGAACACTACCGAGGCGTAAACGTAGACAGTATTGAGCGCGAACAAGAGGGTCGTCGATCCATTAGTTTGACGGACAACGCCTACGAAGCGGAGGAGTTGATTGAAATCGTACACGGCTACCAACGCCTCATAGACGCAGAGGATGGTTCCGAAGGTATCTACGAGACTGTGTTCCACCGCAACTTTGATGGCGACGATGGCTTGGGTGTCCCTGGATACGCCAAGTTTGAGTTAATGAACGGGTACGAGGACTACCCTGTTGTAGTAACCAAGTTGTCCGAAGACAGCAAGCGTCTATACGATACTATGACAATTCCCGACATACTGCGGGGTATTCAGCATCAAGTAAAGGTGGAGCGCGATTCCAGAATTGACCGCAATAGTATTGCCACATTCCCGCCAATCATGCACCCAGTTGGGAACGCACCAAGTGACTGGGGACCAGGGAGAATGATTCCATACCGCCGGAAGGGTGAGATTGAGTTCGGACCCATCCCTTCCTACAACCCAGGTTCAGTAGAGATGGAGCAAACTATGGAACGCCAGGCGGACGCAATGGTGGGCTTGGACTTTGATGATCCCATCAGCCAAACTCGTCGTCAATTCCTGGTGGATAAGTATTTATCGCACTGCGCCGAGGTTCTTCGTATGTCCTTCCGTTGCTTCCAGCGTTTTGGACCCGATGAAATGTTCTTCCGCGTAACTGGTGTACCCGATGCGCAGTTATTTACTAAAGGCAACCCGGACGAAAACTTTGACATAGTAATTTCATATGACGTACTCAACACTGATCCCAAAGCTCAAGAAAATAAACTTAACCAGATTGTATCACTTACGCAGTTGGATCGCAATGGTCGGATCGACGTCAACAGACTTCTGGACGTGGTTGCGAGCAGCATTGACCCGGTTCTTGCGGACGCTATACTCCAACCTGCGGAACAAGCTCAGGAGCAAATAGTCAAACAAGTCACCGACGATTTAGCTAAGATATTTGCTGGTATCGAGATGCCCGCCCGTCCTAACGGTGCGCAAATCGCAATGGGACTCATCCAGCAATACGTACAACAACCGGACATCCAACAACGTATCCAGCAGGACGAAGCCTTTAGAGGTAGGCTGGAGAAGTACCAGGGACAGTACGTGTTCCAAATGCAACAACTTCAGAACGCGCAGATTGGTAGAATTGGCACACCACCCGCACAAATGGGTGAAGTTCAAACCCAACAGATACAGTAATGTCCGACAACCTATCTGTAACGCAGCAGGGTCAAAAACGATCCAAGGAAATGCAGGATTCCATCAACAAAATTGAGGTTGTTTCTGTATTAAACGAATTGGACATCGATCCGGGTTTAAAGGCTATTATGCTTGGGAATATCGACGTAGAAACTGGTGGCTCATTTGACATCAACCAGGTGGAGAAACTAGACCCCGGCACTACGAGAGATCCCGGCATTGGTTTATTTCAAAAAACCGGAGATACCTTAAAGGATTACCGAAAGTATCTCGAAAGAACCAAGAAGCCAAATAGTATTCGGGCGGAGATTGAATACTACACGGACTCGATTAAAGATCCCAACAGCCCGTCTGGTGTATACTTAGGTTCCGGGTATATGCAGGACTATCAAGAAATGTTTCAGGGTCGCCCAAGCGAGCCAAGGTTCCACAAAGGTTCAGGAATCGAAAAGCGGTACGAGCCAACATTTGAGGGTGTGCATGAGCATTTCGTAAATTTCATGATGAACCCAAGAGAAGAGGCACGAAAAAATACGATGCAAAAACGATATGACGCATCAGTTGATGCCTACTATAGATTCTTTAAGCCCGGCGGTGTTGGGGTGACAAAAATTGAGGATAAATAATCCATGGAAGAAGACATCAAGGCACTAAGCCAACACGAAGCGTTTGCACGTTTCATTCAAACAATAGAAGCAGCACGAGAAGAGTCCATACAGGATCTTAATGGGGCCAGCACTGAGGGTATACAACAGCTTGCTGGGCGCATCTGCGCGTATGACGACATCCTTGCAATCGTAAATTGGGGGTCGCTACGCAAACAACACCAACAATCACTTGTTTAGGGTGTTATAATTAATTTATCGCTATCGTCTAGCGTTGTAGGACGGACAACTTATGGAAGATAATCACTCAACCGCTAACGCCGAGGCGGAACCAAGTTCGGTGGACAATACATCAGTGGCGCAATTTGCAATGCGTCGCTTGGGAGAAAGCCAGGAGCCAGAGGTGGAAACACCAAGCACCGAGCCGGAACCCGAAGAATCGCAGGAGACAGAAGAAGTTGTAACGGAGACGGATGAGAGTTCTGAACCCGAAGCAACGGAATCCAACCCTGAAGAAGTTCTTTCACAGTTAGACCTCGACGATATGTCAGAGGACGAGTTACGTGAACTAGGTCAAAAACTAGGAAGCAAAGCCGTTGCTCGCTTTGGTGAACTCACCGCAAAACGCAAATCTGCCGAAGAGCAGTTAGCGAAATTGCAAGCGTCCATCAAGGAGAAGGAGAACGACCCACTTAGACCACAAGCGGAGGTTAAAAACAACCCCTACGAAAATATTGATAATATTGAAGGTCTACAGGTAAAAGCACAGGAAGTTGATTCCGTGATTGAGTGGGCTGAGGATTTGCTTTTTAATACCGATGGTTATGGCCCGGATGACGTTATCACAGAAGTGGAGGGCAAGGACTTAACAAAAGCGGATGTCAGAAAGGGATTACTTAATGCCCGGAAGAACCGCGATAAGTTCCTACCTGCGCAACTGAAAAAACTCCAATCCATAGAGGAAGGCAAACAGCTACGTTCAGCATTTGATGACAGAGCAAAGCAGGAACTTTCCTGGATGGATGGAGAAGATAACGACACACGTCAACGGTATCAATCCATGATTAACGACACCCGGTTTGACCAACTGGAAAAGTTGTTACCACCGGATGTATCCGCGCAACTTCCGTACCTAATGGCACACGCTGCCAATAGTATGTACGCAAGAAAACCCGTCCCAGGTAACAACTCCACTAGGTTAAACCCGCCAAGTCAACCGAATTCAACGGCGGCGCAACCGGAAAAGGTGCAGGGAAGTCGAGTAAAAACTATGAAGGATCTGACAAGTAGATTCCAAAAATCAGGCAAGAAGAGTGATTTCGTAACTCTCAGAACTCTACAATTACAAAACCGCTAATATCCTAATATCATGGCTGTATCTAATACATTCGACACTACAAATCCAGGATCGGCTGTTTCTAATCGTGAGGATCTGACAGATGTACTGTCCATCCTTGCGCCCGAAGAGACACCCGTCCTTTCATCCCTCAACAAGCAAAAAGCATCTGCTACATTTGTTGAGTGGACCGTTGACACACTAGCAACTCCTAACGCAGACGGCATCGCAGAAGGCGCGGACGTTTCTTCCTTTACGGACAAGTTCTCAGGACGCGCACGTCTTGGTAACTACGTACAGAAGTTCCGTCGTGACTATCTCGTTTCCGATCTTCAGGAAGCTGTTGACTCCGTTGGCCCAGCAAAGATTGCTCAAGCCGAAGCGAAGTCCATCCGCGAACTGAAACGTGACGTTGAGCTTGCTCTTTGTTCCGAGAACGACCGCCAACAAGAAAACGGTGCTGGTAATGCCTACAAGCTCCGTGGTCTTGGTAAGTGGATTGAGTCCTCTGCTAACACAGGTGGTGCTGGTGCATCTTCTGACATTCCAGATGACTTCAAGACACCCGCAAGCAGCATTAACGCTACTAGTAACGCACTTAGTGAAGGTGATTTCAACTCAGTTATTACCTCCATCTACCGCGAAACTGGTGCTGTTGATTCTCTGATGCTCATCGCTGACACTGCGCTTCGTCGTCAGATTTCTGACTACGCTCGCCTTGGTGACCAAACAGCTACCGTTCGTAATGTAAACTACGAAGGTGGTTCTGCGGAAATCAAGTTGTCCGTTGAGTTCTATCAGTCCGATCACGGTCTTGTTTCTATCGTAAACGCTAACCCTGACTGTATGCCCGCTACAGCGGTTCCAAACAACCAAGGTTACCTTGTTAACCCTGACTATGCTGGTATCCACGAACTGATCCCAATGGGTTCAACTCGTCTTCCAAACATGGGCGGTGGTGAGCGCGGTTATGTTGACTGCTCGCTTACTCTGGGTGTTTACCACCCACAAGCGCACGGTAAACTCACTGACGTAGCTTAATCTTAACAAAGGAGATATAATACTATGGCACGTTTAACTGTAAATGAAGCTGGCATGACTGGCTACACCGACGAAATCATCCTCACACCGGGTGACTTCACTACTGCTGCTGGTAATAGCACAACTGTTGTATCAATCCCAGTCAAGCAAGGCGACGTTATTGACGGAGCCGCTTTGAAAGTCGTTGACACATTTAGCACCGCAAGTCGTACCTTTAAGATTGGTACTGACTCCAATACAGGTGTAAATGACGACGATGGTTTGATTGTTGCTGTTCGTGTTGACCAGTCCAATATCGCTGCAAACACAGGCGCACGTCTGTCTATTGCTGGCGATGATTCGGCTGCTTCTGACACTGCCCGCGTAGTTTGCACGGGTGATGGAAACATCGACATCACTGCAAGTGGCGACATGAGCGGAGACACATCCGGTAAGGTTCGTGTCCTCCTGAGCATCAAGCGCATCGGTTAATTGATTCTGGTTGGGGGTGGCTGCGTAGCGGCCACTCCCTTCCTTTCAATCTATGGAAATTATTACTAAATTACCCCGCTACTCTGATGGCGAGGTGGACCGCGCCTTTATGAAGGAAATCAAAACTGGTTTCCGGATGGAGGCAGCACAGGCCGAGGACCGCGACAAGGAAGCCCGCAAGGAGGCTAACAAACTCAGGGGCAAAACACACCCCACTCTGGGCAAATGCGTGGCTGTAATGCACCCCAGGGACTTCTTCCGGCTGACAAACAAATACGGCCACAAGGAGGTACACTCAAAGGAGTTCCTCAAGTATTTCAATAAGAAGCACAAAGATCTGTCTCCAAACAACGCATAATGCAAACAAGAACATACGGCGACCTGTTTTCTCTAATTACCAATATGATCGGAGCCGTTGAACTGGCTGCGGATGAACAGACACAGGTCAAGAACTTCATCAACCGTAGGTTCCAGGAAGCCTTCGATACTAGCCCAGTATGGCCTCGGTATTTAGTTTCCTCCGAGGAGCGTAATATTTCAGCAATATTATTAAGTGGAGCAACGTCTAGTAGCGGTACTGATGCTAATACTATAAATTCAAGTTATATTCTTGCTGGAGTTGAAAGTGGTGCGAATGGATTAGCAAAGACTGGCTCAAACATTTATTATACAAGTCAGTCAGAACGTAGTGCCACTTTAATATCTGCAGGTGCTATGATGTATAGAGATGCATCATTAAGTGACACCTGGAGAATTTCAATGGGGGGTACGATTGCAGTTGCTACAGACGGAACCGTTTCCGTTGCATCAGAGGGAACCAATAAATACACAAGCCAAGTTGCAGATATTGACAATGTTCAGGACGTAGATTTTTTTGCCGCTGACAGTATAGCTAATGGAGGTAGACCGACTGCGGAAAATAAAAACTTAATTACTTACGAACAACCCAATAAAAATACAATAGGTGACTTCAATCGGATTCATCGAAAGGATGCTTTCTTAAATAACTCAGCTATTGAGTATGATTTCTTTGCTGATTCTGACGGAGCTAATATCCTAAATATAGTTAATACAACAGACAACACGGCCTTTGTAACTTACAAGAAGCAATTCACCCCGTTCTCTGTAACGAGTGATTTTTATAACTCAACAGCTACGGTTCCTGCTGAGTTCTTTAACTACATGGCGCACTCCGTGTACGCTGATTTCCTTCGGGTGCAAAATAAACAAGAAGAAGCTATAGCCGAAGAAGGAGTTGCCCAGAAGTACATAGCGCAAGAACTTGAAAAGGTGGATCTCCGTATGAACAACTCCACCATCAATAAACGATTTAATACCTACGTCTCTAGACAGAGCCGTTAACAACAATGATATAATACGAATATGGCAACTTCACGAAACAACGCCCTTGAGTTCTCCTCCGCCGGATCTATTATCCTGGATGGAACTAATCATGCTACCGCTGGTGCTGGAACATACGGAGCAATTCAATGCCTCAAGGATTCTACCATTTCCAGCGTAACCGTATCTGCTGCTGACATTGAGAACGCAGATGAACTTCATACGACATTTGGTGCTGGTACAATACTGTACGGACGCTTTACGGACGTAACGGTTGCGGCTGGTGGTTTAATCGCAGTACACAAGGTCTAATATGCACATCAGTCTGGATCAGGCACTAGGTAGAGAATCCTCGTCGCCTAGCAGAGTGGGTGACAGGCTCCTCCAGATAGCTGGTGGGGCTTCTGCTGCATATAGCCTTCGTTCACTTACAGGCAATGGCGGTAACGCAGTACGCATCCGCAGATCGTCTGATAACGTGGAGGTCAATGTAGGCTTTGATGGTAGTGGTGCAGTCTCGACGACATCACCTATTACCAATGTAACGGAGCCAACTACTTTAGATCTTGGAACAAGTTGGGTTGTAGCCACAGGATCAGCATCAAGCACTACGCTTTCGCCGCTGTACTCTTTGGCCGTTTCTGGAGCATCTAGTGGATTTCAGGTTCGTGTTCCTATAAACCAACCACCGATTCCCTCTGGGAATACTGTGACTGTCTCAACTGTTGTAACCTCCGTAACTGGTAGTTGGAGTATTTTCTTAGCGGATGCTGGAGGAAGTCCATCTTCTAATATAGCAACTATGGCTAATAGCGTTTCGCTTACAACAATTAATGCGAACTCAGCCTACATCTATATAAGAAGTAATGATTCTGCTGGAGCAATACAACTTGGTTTTGGTTTTGGAGCTTCGTACACAGTAGGAGATACAACGGATACAAACTTAGGTGACTTCATTAGTGGTACTGATGCTTTTGTTGTTACTTGGTACGACCAAAGCGGTAGCGGAAACGATGCAAGCCAAGACACGCTAAACGAGCAACCAAAGATTGCTGATAGTTCTAGCGGTCTCATTACAGATCCAAACGGAAGGACTACAATTTCTTTTGATGGATCAAATGATGATTTAGATTTACCAGATGTAATAACTAGTATCAATAGTGCAAGTGCTTTTAATGTCTGTCAAAACATTGGTTATTCATCGGGTACTGAAATCGCATTAGCCCTATCAAGGTTAAGCGGTGGTAATAGACGTTGGTATCTACCTTCACGAACCACTAATGGTTGGCATTTCAGTTATGGACCAGACTTTGGATCATCATCCGTGAGGCTTGTAGATGCGGCTGATACCGATGAAGCACAACATTTGTTTTCTGGTGTTGCGGGTAGCTCAACTGCGAAAGGATATTTTGATGGAGTTGAGAAGGTAAGTGTATCATCTGTTGATACATATTTATCACAAACAGCAGGTGGCATTGGAAGTCACGATGGAGGAAGTAACTGGGGAGGTAACATATCAGAGGTTGTTATTTATGCTTCTGACCAAACCGCATCCCTTTCCGATATACACGATAACATCAAAACGTACTACGACATTTCATAATGTATTTACTTTATACAACAGAAGAAGAGGCAATCTCTAGAGCAAGTGCGGAAGGACAGGCACAGGGTCTTTCTTTTTACGTCAATGGCTCTGGCAGTAAGTATGTTACTTCTCCAAAGATTACTAAAGCTCCATTAGTGGGTTCAGCCAAGTACGCATTGGAAGTATCTGACTATACGCTTACAGAAGAAGAACAAGCAGCTACTGTTTCTTCAGTAACATTTCCAACTCCAGAAGAATGATGGACGAGCTAATCTCACGAGCCTCGCTTGGTGCAGGAGGATTCCTTGCAACAATCGGGCTTTCCGAAGTAAACGCTGTAGTTAGCCTGTTCGTAGGTCTAGCTACTTTGATGTATATGGGACTATCTATTTACAAGTTACTCAAGAAATGAC